TAATTTTGTGTCTTTTAATTTTTCATCTATTAATAATTTTTCAGCATCTTGTTTTTCTTTTAAAGCTGTTTTTCTTGCATCATCAGCTTCTTTTTGGTCTGCAGTTTCTTGTCTTAAAAGCATTTTTCTTTGCTTGTTAAGTTTTATACCTGTCATTGCATTTTCTGTTTCTGCTTCATTTAACGATATAGTTAATTCTCTTAATTCTTTTTTAGCTTTCTTCTCCGCTTCGCCTCCAATTGCTTTAGCTTTTTCTGTAGCTATTCTTAAATCTTCAGCTGCTATTCTTACTTTTTCTGCAGATGATAATTTTTCAGCTTTAGTAACTTCTTCTAATGCTTTCTTTTTTTCTTTAATAGAAGCTGTTTCATCTGTAAGTATTTCTCTTGACTGTACTAATAATTTATTTGTTTCAGATTGAACTACAGCTTGTATTTTTTTAGCTTTATCATTTGCTTGTTGTTGTTTTTCTAAATTTTTAATTATTTTAAATGTTGTACCATCTACAGCATCTCCTAATTGTTTATATGATTCAGTTGCTTCTTGGTTAGCTTTTTTCATATCTTCAGCAGCACCTTTAAAATCTAAAGTTATAAACTTGTAAGCAGCTGATGCTACATTAATTAATGCTCTACCTAAACCAAACATTGCATCTTTTACTTGTTCTCCTACTGCTGATATTCCTGCAAAAATTGCTTTTAATTCTTTACCTCCAGCTACTGAACTTTGGAATGCTTCATATAAAAACTTCATAGTTATTACAATTCCAGCAAGGATAGCACCTATTGGATTTGCAGCCATTTCCCACATTTTTAAAATAAGTCCGTTAGCTCCTTTTATAGCTCCTCCAAAGGCTGGATTTAATCCTGAAACTGCATTGCCTATTCCATCAATGGTAGACTTTGCTTTGTCAAGTCCCGACATTTTAGAACCCATTTCCATTGTTTGAGTTCCAACATTTTTTAAACCAACTTCAACACCTTTTAAACTTTGTTGCGTTTTGTTTAAATTGTCATGAACTTCTATTTCAATTATTTTCTTAATAGCCATCTGTAATTTTGTTTAATTATTTCTTTAAATGTTCTTGGACAACGGTAAGCTCCTTTAGCAAATTCAATAGTATCACTTGCTCCGTAAAAATCTAAACTGTTTAATAATTTTACTATATCTGATATCATGTAGTTTGTTGTTGTGTTATTACTAAAGTAAAATTATCTGCTCCTATTTCAATATCTAATTCCATACTTCTAACAAGTTCTAAATCTGCTAATGCAGCTGTATATTTTTCTACATCTATTACTAATATTCCTGTCTTTAATCCTGTTTCATTCTCTAATGAAACCCAACCTGTGCCATCGCCTGTATCTACTTTTGTAACTGTATATTCCACATTTGCAGTAATCTTTAAATCAAACTTTTGTTGTGATATTGTCGCTAATAGTTCTGTGTATTCTATACCGTTTGGCTCTGATGATAATATACCTGTTACAATATATTCCATATCAGCACTTAATATATCATTGTCAGCAGAATATTCTATTGTATCAGCAGTAAAAGCAAGTGAATTTACATCAGACGATAACGGATTACCGATGTAGTTTAACAGTTCAAAATTAACCTCGCCTGTTGTTAAATTAGAACGCATATTATTTATTACATACGCCTTATCGGAAATAACTATCCTATCATTTAAGTTGATGTTTATAAGCGTTGCAATTGGTAGTTTACATTTATAAGTGTATAATCTTCTTTTTGTAGAATACAAATCTGAAATATAATCTTGCCAATAATTACTAAATAGATTGTTGTATATTTCTGTTAAAAAAAATGTTGACGGGTCAGTTGAAAAATTAACCGATTGCCTTACTTGGTCAAGTATAACATCATTTTCGGTTGCTGTTTGCCAAGTGTAGGTTAAATCAAATCCAGCATCTGTTTTAATCGGTGTATCGTAAAACTGATAACCGTTTCTGTAAAATATAAAAGGCTTTCCTAAATACGGTTGTAAAGTTGTGTTTATAGATTTACCTACTTGAATATTTGTAGTATCAAAAGTTGTCCGGTCCGTTAATCTTTCAAACATAAGATTTTCAAAACCTGTTTCTATTTTTAAATCAGTTCCATCAATATCGTATGTTGTACCTAAATCGCCATAACCTAACAACCCTCCGTTGTTTTCTCGAAACGCTTTGTTTAGTATTTGTTCTGATTTCTGATGTAAGAAGTCTAACTTCTTAAACAGCTTTGGACGTTTAACAGTTACATCTTTACTATCTACATACTTTGTTATATTAACGCCTTTACCGTTTGCATACCAATCATCTAAAGGTATCAAAGTAAAATTGCCAAATCCATTAGGAATTAATACCAAATTAAACATCTTAATAATAGAGCTGATGAAATCTTTTACTTTCATCTTTGGCATATTAGCCGCAATTGAAACGCTACCTATTATAAGAGTATCAGTTTGAATTGCAGATTTACTTCCTGTTGGATATAATGTTTTTGAAGCAATTAATTTTATTGAACAACCAAAAGGATAAATAGCAGATATTTTAAATTTAAACTTGCCATTATTTGAACTAATAGACGGCGATTTTACACCTGTTAAATTTAAGAAACTATGTAAAATAACACCTGATTCATTTGTAATATAAAAATTATAAGGCACAAGTTCATTACCTGCTAATGGCGTTATTTTTACTGTTAAATTTAAAGGTTGTGATGTATTCTGTGCTGAAAAATCTATAACATTTGTTGAAGTATTAACGTCTATATTCCAATCGCCTAAATTACCTTGATTTGTTAAATCTACAAAAACAGAAGTATTAGCTGTAAAATCTGTTGTTAGTTTTGTTTCATTATTATGACACCACATAAACAAATTACCAAACGCTGCACGTCCTAAAAAATCACGTGAAAAAGTAAAGTTATACTTTGTTTCAATAGCTTCTATTAATCGTATTAATCTAATTGCTGGTTTTAAATCTACATATCTAATCTTACCTGTTGTTGTAGTAATATCATTTGTATCAGCAGTTCCTACTTCAAAATTTCTAATTGATGAAATTAAAGGATAATAAATATCGCCATTGCTTAATGTTGTATCGTAAGTAGCTTCTAAAATATCTGAACTTGTTTCATGGTCGTAATCTGTTAAGTCTAAAGCAGTCAATTCTTCATCTCCAAACCTATCAGATAAGTTAACAACCTTTGAAAAGAAACGCAAACTGTAACTCGACGGCTGCATATTCTTCATTTTAACGTCCTCAAGTTGTATAACGCCAAATCTAAAAGGCAAATTACCAATTTCAATTGACGATTCTACACGAATATTAGCGTTAAAAGTGCCATCTACATCTGAATTATAGTAGTGTTGGAAGATATTATTGTTGTTTCTACTTGCAGGAACAGTAAAATTTTGGCTAAAATCGCTGAATGTTTTAGAAATATCAGCAATATTTTGTACGGTTGAGTTCAATTCTATGTTCTCATCTTTAAAAAAATCTACTTCCTGACCTGATATGTATAGCTTTGTGCTTATCATTGAACGTTGTTTATATCATCAAATGAATATTTAAAACTCATTGCATATTGTATTAGCTTTTCGTTTAATGAAGTTTTATAATTTACAGATTTAGTTTCTAAATTAACAGGATAAACAACATCATCTTGAATAAACCATTTACGCTCCGAGTATAAAAGCTGTTTTATATTTTCATTATCAATGTCTGTTAAATAATCGGTATTAACATCTATTTTAGTTCTGCCATTTAAGTTGTAATTAACGTATTGATGTTGCGTTGTATCGTAAACTCCAAACTGTGCTGTTAATCCTCTGTAATCTTCATCTGTAATATCATCTGAATATTTAGATACCTTGTTAAAGAAAAACGATTGTGGAAAGCCATAACGATTTATAAATACGCAATTGATAACATCATACTTACACTCGTTTAATACTTCAAATAGTAATGTATAAGTTACGCTATCTTCGTAATTAAAAACAACAGTTACATTTCCAAATGTATCGTAGTCTTTTATGTTTATAGATTGTACATACTCATCGTTATAATCTAAATCAGCAGTTATAGGTATATTAGTAGTTCCATCGGTATTAGTTACATCAATCGATGTTAATTTATCTGTAATAAAATAAATGCGATTATCGTAACCTTGAAAGTGTCTTTGGTTTAAATTAGTAATCAATACAGGTTTGTCAATCGTTGGATTATATCCTTGCGTAAATCTACCATAACCATACATGCAAAGAATAATACTTGAAATAGAATATACATCTTCTTCGCCATCAAAACAAGTTCCTACTGTTTTCATCCAACAAGTATCTGTTGTGTTGGTATTTTGCAAACCGCTTAAAGCATAACCTGCAATATCTGGCTGTGTTTTTTCAGACGCTAAATAATTAATATCAAATGATATAGAAGTTTGCCCTAATTCAACAACAGGTTTAGTAAGTGTATAATTAGGTGTAGCAGGTTCGTTGTTCACATCGCCTGTATAAGTATAAATATCTAAACTACCGCTATCAAAAGTAACCGCAGGGGTCATTCTTAACGAGTATGTTGAACGAACGTAAATAGGAAGTATAATTCTGTCGATTTCAAAATCAAGTGATATAAAACAACCGTAGTTATCTCTAACAAGTATGTTGTTTAATCCTAAAGGTACATCGTAAAATATATTTGTACCTTGCCAATCAACACCGTTGATGCTATATTCTAAATTTAAACCTATTGGCAAAGTATTATTAACTGTTGTAACGTAACCCTCTATTGTATTTTCGGTTGTTACTGTAAATAAATTAGCATCTAAAAAAGGAGGTGTATTTACATCGCTACTATAATCGTTATCTTCTGCATCGATAACATAAATGTTTATATCTTCGCCTCTTGCAAAATCAAATGTAAAAGGATTGTCAGCATTTGGATTTATAACTACAGGAGATGTTACATTGACCGCTAATACATTTGTAGTTACAGTAACTGTAACTGTATCACATGGCGTTTCACTTGTTGTAAAAGCAACGTCTGTTATTTCAATCGGAATAGGTACAGGTTCAACATTATTAATTGTAACAGTACAACCGTCAGGTACTGCTATATCTGTAAACTCTGCATTTAAAAAATTAGCTGTTACCGTTACCGTTCCTAATCCTGTTCCACTTGCTCCTGTTGTATAAGTAACTGTATAACCGCTGTAATCAATATCAAATGCAGTCTTATAATTTAAAGATACATAACCTGAATAAATGTAAAAAGGAGGGTCGCCATCTGGAGCAACATTAACAGCGTTTGGAATTTTAACCTGAAATGGACTGACTCTATTGGCTTTAAAAATAAATGATAAATCAGTTGATGTTAACGATTCATTAATATTGATAACGTCATCCACTAAAGGCATTTCGTCAAATGTAATTATAAAATTAGAGTATGCCATTATTTAGCGTTTAAAGTGTATTTTAAAAATGTTTCTACGTCCAATCCGTATGCTTCTGTTATCTCTGAATCTAATCCTTTAAAACCTACATTAAAAGCATCTGTTAAAAACATACTTGGTCTGATACCTGTATTATAAATAGAACGTCTTATGTTAAAAAGCATTTCAGAACGACTTGTGAATTTACCGCCCTCGCCTCTTGGTGCTATTCCTTTACGAACTACCCAAGCGTTTATAGCTGTTTTAAACATTCCTTTCGGTGCTGTTCCTGTTCCGTATCTGTACGGACTGTTTGGTGCTTTAGTGCTTGACTTTGCACCTTTTACTCCCAAGTCTTGAAATGTACCGTAATCTTCCATCGATATAGAAAGTTCAAAACTATTCTCGCTTACTTTATAATCGCCACTAATAGACTTGGATAAGTTACCTGTTGCGTTTTTACCACGCTTTGCTAAATTAGTTCGTGCCTTTGAAACAACTTCATTTATAAATTGCTTTAACGCCTGTTCTGTTCTCTTTTTACTAACAGACATTGATTTCAGTATTAGGAATGATTAATTCTATTTCTGTTCTCCATCCATCCAACAAATTCATTTCCTCAAAAATAATAGGTGTTATAGTTGGCGTGTTGTTTAGTTCAATCTTATCATCGTTGTTTCTTAATCGTAGCTTTGTAATAAGTCTATTTAAAACAGAATGTGTTGTATTTAGATTGTCAAGTTCATTATCGTTCTGCAGGAATTTATCTGTTACAATCTTTTTAGATATATTTCTAATATCCAATACAGCAACCTCAAACGTAAAAGATATAAATTGATTGTCAGCAGTTGATGATGTAACTTGTAAGTGCGCTAATGGAAATATATTTTTTTTGTTTATATCCATTGTAGATTTTAAACCATGTACAATAGTATGTACATTTATATCTTCCTCTAATAAGTCTTTTAATAATTGTATGCTTAAATAAAATCCTCTCATTGTTTTGTTTTTTTCTTAATCATTTCCATTGCTACTTCAGCTTTATCTTTCTCAAAAGATAGTATTCGCAAAAACTTATGTATGTTGTATTCTAATATTTCTTCTTCTTCTTTGTGGCTTAACTCACACAATGCTCTTACGCTAACATACCATCCCCACTTTTGATTAAATCGGCTTTCGTTATTTTGCTCGATTTCAGTATATTCATTGAATAAGTTATCATATAACTTTCTAATTCTTTCATTAAATTGAAAAAAAAAACACAAGCACCTAAATAGTAAACGCTTGGAGCATCTATAAAAGCATTGTTAGGTTCTTTAAATTTTTGTATATCGTAGAAAGGTTCAGATTTATTAAACCAATTGCGTTTAATCTTTGTAATCGGTCGATATAAAACAGACATAGCTAAATGCCAAGTATCAGGAGATGCCATTGTTTGCTCTAAAATAATATGCTCCGCTGCTGATAGGTTTTCAAGGTTTGGAATAAATCCATAATCAACACCTTTATAAGTAAATCTTCTTACAAACTCGCAGTCTGAATTTAGTACATCGTTTAAAATTGCAGATATATCTTGTATATCTTTTAACTTTAAAAGTGTTATGTTTTCTATATCGCAAAGAATAGATACAGCTTCGTTATCTGTCTTTGTAGATTTCTGATACTCTACAAATTTAGATAAAGGTATTTCTTTTAATGAAGTTGGAATAGATATTTTCATACTATAATAACGTAAAAATTCTATTTTGATTTAGCGTATATCAAATTTAGATTTTTTAGTTTTAGATAGCATTTCCCAAACAGCATAACCAAAAGCATCGAGCAAGTGATTGTAGTCATCAATTGGTGTTTCGCTTTTTTTGTCGTGCCAACAGTAGTTGTTTAATTCTTTAATTAAGTTGATGCTTTCACTATCTATTATCAGTTGATAATCTTGCATTATTGCAATCCTGTCTTTTATCTTTGGCTTTTCAACGCCTTTGATATTTAATCCACGCTGCTTTAGTTCAGCAATCAAACGAGGTTCTGCACTATCAGCTACAATCAAACTATTTTTAGCAACGTGCCTGATATTTTCGTTGTATATTTCAGTAGTTGTTAACTGCGATTTATACAAACATTCTTTAGCGTAGATTTTCTTTTTATCTTTATCGATTGATATTTGTATTAATGTTGTTGGATCAATACTAAATCCGAAATCTTGACCAAAGCACCCGAAGTTAGTATCTATAAATTTATCTATTGTCCAGTTAGAATATACAACGCCCTCTGCTTTTGATAACCAACCACCTAAAATCTGATGCTTATATTTATTAGGATTTGATATTTGCAAACGTTCAACTTCATTTACAAAAGAACTATCTAAATTATCTATATTGTCTAAATAGGTTGTGTGAATGTATGTAGTATCATCTTTAATCCCGTTAAATCCATCTGGTACGCCTTTATCTTCAAAGAAACGTTTATAAATCCAATGTTCTTTTGTAGCTGGATTAAGTATAAGTATTACCCTATTCTGTTTACCTTTTTGTCGTATTGACAAATTGATTTTATCGAATGTAGTTTCATCTGTTAACTCTTCTGCTTCATCAAGCACCCACGTTGTTACACCTTGTAATGATTTTAAGTTTGCAGTTTGGTCGCCGCTACTTGTTTTAATTCCTTTAAATATAATCTCACTATTGGATTGTTTGTTTTTAATCTCTGATTTGTTTACCTCAAATACTTGGTTTAGTTGCATTAAATCAATCTTTTCTTGAAACTCTGGAATAATTGACAAGTGAGCAGATGTCATTGTTTGTCGAGTAAAAAGTATTTTATGTCCTGCCTCAAACGATAAAAGGTTGGTAAATGTACCAACCCCGAATGATTTACTTGAACCTCTACCACCCGTTATAATAAAATAACGGGTATCGTTTTCAAATAATGGTTTGTATTTACTGTTAAGAGTTATCACTCTTTAAATTTAATTATATCTTTTAACTCAAAGTTATTAATATTAACGTTATTATCTATGGTTTCTTTTGGTTTACCAAGTAAATGTTCGGCTATAAATATTTTACCTCTGTCAAAAGTAAATAATTCCTTAATAACCTCTATACGAG